GTGCGGTTGAGGGTTATCACCTCAGTACCTGATAAGGGAAATAAATCCCGTGTGGTAGCCATTTCTGACTACTGGACTCAGGTTTTACTTAAACCGTTGATGCTAGACGTTCAATCTCTAATCCATAAATATTTTGATAACGTTAACTCCAACCTTAACCACGCAGCAGGGTTTAACAAGCTGAAGGGAAACATCCGACCGGGTACGAAATCTTACGATGTCGTGTCTTGGACTGATGGCTTCCCTGCGTTATATCAATATATAGTTCTTAAAACACTATATGGCGATATTTTCGCAGATGCTTGGTATGACCTGGTGGTGATGTGTGAGTGGGAGGTAGCGGGCATAAAGACAGGTCCCGTCCGATACGGACGGGGTCAAGGAATGGGTACCAATGGTTCTTTTGACATTGCTACACTAACAGATCTTATCCTTTTGGAGATGCTATATGAATTATATTATGGCATCCCTACTTCGGAAACTCGTAACTTTGTCTATGAGGATAAAATCCTCTTCAACAAAGTGGGAGATGACCTGTGGTGTTACGATCCCGATAGTATAATATTTAATTATTATACTAAAGTGATCGGTCTTGAAATTAATTTAAATAAGACGAAGAGTACTATCTCACATAGTAACTATGTGGGTGAGTACGTTTCGAGGAATCTAAATTATGGACAAGACGTGTCTAGAATCTCTGCCAACATCTGTCGAGCGGCTCACGAAAACCCTTTCGGGTTATTCGAGGTCGCGAAACATTTGTTAGAGAGAGGTGTTGAAACATTGATACCTATGGATTACATTAGGACTAATAGGAGAGATTACCCTGATATTATCAAGGCGCTCTATCTATACTCTGAAATGTATCCAAGCCCTGCTAGTATGCTAATAAATAAATCTATGAGAGCAAGCTTTCAAGACGTATTTAATTGCGACCCCTTACTTGTGATGTTTAAGGCGGACCGAAGTCTGCTCGAAAATCATAAGAGGGGCGCTATCATACATAGCATCTTCTCAACTCTGGGGTCCATTATAGACAAATGGGAGCTATTGAATTCTGATTTCCATCAGAACATAGACCAGTATGAATATAATGGGTCCGATCCTTTAAGCGAGCAGTCAATTAAAGATAGAACTTTTAAGTATAATGATGAAGAGTTCGAAGAACTCAACTTATATACCTCTAAGTATCTATTCGTATTGGCTAACACCGCAATAAAGAAGGTGAAACATATCGCTGCTACTGATTACATGTCCGTGATAGGAGACGTCTATAACACGATACTACATCACGTAATCTCCCGAGGAGATTACGCGTACGTATCTCATGTTGATAGACATTCCTATTTCTGGAATGGGCCTTCCCCAACGAGGCCAAGTTTTAAAGAGTGGGAGTCTGTATTAGACTCTCTCTCTCGACTTGACGCCGAAGTAAATTTCACGGGGCTAGGAGTGGTTAACACGGAAGATGTGTTAAT